ATGATACCAACAACACTTAGAGAATACATATGGTTCATGCATCACTGTGATATAGTGTGGACACCAAGCAACAAAGAAGAGGAGCCACCATTTTAATGCAACCAGGAACTCAGATTATTATACCATTCGTCCTAGCCTACATTGGAGGCTTCATATATTTTTTAGTAAAAGGTTATCGTAATGCTGATGACAAAAGAAAAGACAATATTCAAACAAGGTAAAAGCTACACAGTAAGAGATGTAGTAGTAGAATACTGGGGTTCAGACTCTTTCCTTAAGTTAGGCGCTGCATCTCAGAAGGATTACTATGACTGTCTTATGGTTATAAATGATGACATAGGTGACACAAGCATGAAGAGATTAAGTGTGTCTTTAATGCAACAGTGTTACATCACATGGCTAAAGAGAGGTGAGTATGTAAAGACAGGTAAACTAAGTATATACAGAGCTAACAAGATAGCTGCCATTATGTCTATACTTATCAACTGGTCTAAGAAGAACGGCATCAATATAGAAAACCCTATGCCACTGGTAGAGAAGACACCTAACCCACAGCGTACAGTAATGTGGGAACCAGAGCAAGTAAACCAGTTCCTAACTACAGCGTACAGCGAGTGGAAGTGGCGTAGCATTGGCTTGATTGTACAGATGGCTTACGAGTGGGGGCAGCGTGTAGGTGACATGCGTATGCTTACGTGGGCAGCTATCAACTTCGATAAGAAGCGTTGTGACTTAGTGCAGAGCAAGCGTGGAGCAGAGGTACACCTACCTATCAGTGACACATTGATGCATGTACTCAAGCAACAGCACGAAACGTTTGGCTTCCAGGTTTTAGTAGCCCCACAGGTGCAGCCTAGTGATGGATCGTACAAGCCCTACAGTAAAGAGATGCTTCACGTCCACGTCAATGCAGTACTAGAGGCAGCAGAACTACCTAACTATCTCACAGCTATGGACATGAGGCGTACAGCCATCACTGAGATGGTAGAGGCTGGTGTAGATATAACACAGATCAAGCAAGTAAGTGGACACACTAACATAAATAGCTTGACTCCTTACATCAAACACACTTACACTGGTGCATCAGAAGCACTAGCCCAGCGCCAAGCATTCAAGGATAAGAAATAATGTTTATAGATATCAATAGCTTAGATATATCTGAGGGTCAGACTATCAGACATGACTGCCCTAGATGTAAAGGTAAGAATACTTTTACTGCTACCAAACGTAATGGCTGCATAGCTTACAACTGTTACAAGATATCATGTGATGTAGGAGGTTATGCTAACACAGGTATAGCAAAGGATGAGCTAGAGCACTATCTAGTTACGCCCCTGATCGAAACAGGTAATATAAACAAGAGGTTAGAGCACTTTGTTTATCCAGAACACGTAACGACTGATGTAAGTAACAAATATATAAAAAGATTTCGTATGCGCTGGGTGGGCGAGTACGCAAATCCCTTAGAAAACATAGAGTTACTGTACGATCTTAAAGATAAACGTGCAGTGTTTCCTATCTATAATGATGGACTTATCGTTGATGCAATAGGTAGAGCACTGGATGGTAAGCAACCTAAGTGGTTACGCTACGGTGGTGCAGCAGAGTATGCTAAGTATTGCTACGGTGAACCTAACGGTATCTACATTGTAGTAGAGGACGTAATCAGTGCAGTAACAGTCGCAAAGGTATACCCAGATGTCACAGGTTTTGCTTTACTAGGTACAAGTCTGACCGATGCACATAAAGAATGCTTGAGTGACAACGCTGCCTATGTTATGGTTGCGCTTGATCCTGATGCACTAAGAAAGACTTTGGTTATGCGTAAGGAAATAGAAGCGTGGTGTGACATACCTACAAGAGCAATAAGATTACGTGACGATGTAAAGTATCAAGACCCAGAAGATATAGAACATATAGGAGAATGGATACATGTTGCAGAAAAGTCACACAAACAAACAAAACCCAATGGCGAAGGAGGTAAGACAATCAAAGTATAGACAACAAGTAGTACCCGATAAAAAGAAATCTAAACCTCAACGTAAAGATAAACATAAAGGAGCAAGACATGATGTCTCAGGAGATTAACCCAACAACAGGTAAGCCATACTACTATCAAGAGGGTAACAGTGCAGAGATACAAAGAAAGAGAAACGTAAAGAGTAACCCTAATCGTATGTATGTCGATGGTAAATATATTAAAGAGTCACATCCTTTACATAAACCTGGCAGATATATATCTCGTGGTGATGCCAACTTTGATTCACTACAGAAAGATAAGAAAGTAAAAGAGGGCTACGTCTACGTTATTACTAACCCAGCTTGGCCTGAGTGGGTAAAGATAGGTTGTGCCGTTGATGCACAGAATAGATTTAAAGACTACCATACTTACTCACCTATGCGTGACTACCAGTTAGTGCACACCATTACTACTCCTGACAGAGAAAAAGCAGAGCGTGTAGCTCACAAGGCTGCTGCTATGTGTGGTGAGAGACAAGGTGAGTGGTTTAAGATAGCAAGTGAAGAAGCTGTGACAATATTGCAACACATAAAGGAAACTGAAGATGAACAAAAAAGAGAGTCAACTAACTAAAGATATCTATCGTATGATAAGAACTCTCAGCGCAAAGACGCTATCTGAAACTCAACGTAAAAGTATTGAGGAGGACGTAGCGTACAAGCAGAAGAAACTACAAGATCATATGGGCGTAAAGACTTTCATACGCCCTATGAACAACATGGAACGTAAGGCAGCAGCAGAGAAAAGGAAAGCTAATAACTATGATTGATGTAACACTTATAGATAGCATGGGTAGTGACCTTACTGTAGTGAACGCTGCTCGTGTTAGCTTTAACAAGAAGAGCGATTGGGATGAGGACAACACACTTACAGTAAGTGATGGTATCCTTATATCGTATCTTGCAAGGCATAAACATATGTCACCCTTTGGACATTGCTTTGCTACCTTTCATGTTAAGGCTCCTATCTTTGTAGCCAGGCAGCTAGTCAAGCATAAGTTTCTACGATGGAATGAGGTAAGCCGTAGATATGTAGATGAAAAGCCTGATTGGTATTGGCCTAAAGATGATGTGTGGCGTGGACGTGCAAAAGATAAAAAGCAAGGCAGTGAGGGTCTTATAGATTTAAAAGAAGACGAAGAACTTTTAGGTGATGTAGTAGAGACAACAGAGTGGTGTCGTGCGTTGTACTCAAAGTTATTAGATAAAGGTGTAGCACCAGAGCAAGCACGTATGGTGTTGCCACAAAGCACCATGACTGAGTGGTATTGGTCAGGTAGTCTTGACGCATTCTCAGATATGTGTACACTTCGATTGAAAGAAGATACACAGTATGAGACTAGAGTTGTGGCTAGAGGTATAAGTTTAAGTATGCAAGAACTATATCCTAAGTCATGGAAAGCTTTACAGGAACTTGATAGGTAGTACACTATGAGAAGATATAAAGAAGTAAAGTGTCTTATATGCGAGGAATACTTTGACACAACTAAGTACACATCATGCCCAAAGGAATCATGTAAGTCAGTTCAAGATGGTTGGGAAGATGAAACGTCAGCACAAATACAACAAACAAGCAGAGGATTTAACAGGTGAGCGAACAGTATTGTACAACAAAAGGATTAGGGTGGGCATTTCTGACATGTATATTTTTTATACTAGGTGTACCAGTATTAATGTGGTTAGCAATAGAGGGTTCAGATTGGTACGAGATATTTAAAATGATGAATCCCATTTAAGGAGAATGATATGGAACATGGAGAGTTAGCTTTACTTAGAACTTTGATGGACAAAGACTTCTATGACAGCAACAAGGGGATACACACACCAGACAAACTGTTTACTAAAGATGTACGCAAGGTCAAAAGAACAATAGATTACGCTATGAGTCAGTTCGATAAGGATCTAAACTTCTCAGAGTTAGAGGGGTTGTTCTTCACACGAGAGACACTGACTACAGCTAACAAAGAATCCTATAAGAGATTGTTTGATAAGCTCCGGCAAGAGAAGCCTATGAACCAAGAGGTAGCTCAAGAAGTTATGTCTAGCCTATTTCAACAGGTAGTAGGTGAAGAGGTAGCTAACTTAGGTTTTGATTACGTTAATGGTGAGAAGAATACACTGGAGCCACTGCGTAACATAATAACAGACTATCAAGATAACTTCCTGCCTAACTTAAAAGTAGAGTGGGGTGACATATCTATTGACAATCTGTTGGTTGCTAATGAGATACAGTCTAAGTGGCAGTTTAACATACCGTCACTGCAGCGCAAGGTAGAGGGCATATCAGGTGGACATCTAGTTTTAGTGGGTGCTAGACCTAACACAGGCAAGACATCCTTCCACGCCTCTCTGATCGCCTCTGAGCGTGGCTTTGCTAGACAAGGTGCTAAGTGTATCGTCCTGTGTAACGAAGAGGACTACACTCGTGTCGGTGCTAGGTATCTCAGTGCTGCATCTAACATGCCTATGGAAGAGATCAAGGACAACTACGCTCTCGCATCCACACGGTACAAGCCAGTATATGACAACATACGGATAGTAGATAGTACAGGCAAGGACATGGTGTGGGTTGAGGCCGTAGTGAAGCATCACAAGCCTGACATTGTGGTACTAGATATGGGTGACAAGTTTGCTAACAAGACAGGTGCAGACTCTCATGTGTATCTCAAGGATGCAGCCATACATGCCAGAAACATAGCTAAACAATACGACTGTGCAGTTATCTGGATGTCTCAGCTATCAGCAGAGGCAGAGGGTAAGATATATGTAGATCAGTCTATGCTTGAGGGCAGTAAGACAGGTAAAGCTGCTGAGTGTGACCTCATGGTTTTGATATCTAAGAACCCACAGGTAGAGGGTGAGTATGAGTCAGACACACAGCGACACTTGAACGTAGCTAAGAATAAACTAAAGGGTGGATGGCATGGGGTTGTCCACTGTCAGTTAGATGGAGAGAGAGCAAGGTACTCAGCATGAGAAGAGTAGTAGATGTAGAGAACTCAATAACTCTACGAGATGGTAAAATATTTAACGATCCCTACGAGCCAAGCAACACACTTACTGAGGTGGGTGTACTGTGCTTGGACACAGGAGAGAAAAGACTATTACCGTTTGACCACAAAGAAGCCACAGACAAACACAAAAAGAACGACTGTGTTTTACAAAGGATGCTAGACAATACAACGCTACTGATAGGACATAACTTACAGTATGATCTAGCCTGGCTTTGGGCTAACGGTTTCAAGTATGATGGTGACATATATGACACAATGCTTGCAGAGTATTTACTTTTACGTGGACAAAAGCAACCACTAAGTTTAGAGCAGTGTGCTATTAGGCGTGAGCTACAGTATCAGAAAGATGATACACTAAAGACGTACTATAAGAAAGGATACAACACCAATGAGATACCACTTGATGAACTCAGTCATTATCTTGACCTTGACTTGCTTACCACTGGCGAGTTGTACAAAGCAACAGAGGCTGACTTTTCAACCCCATCCTCCGCTTCCTTACGAGCAGTCAAGAACGTTACGTTTAGAACCTGCAAAGTCCTCACAAGAATGTCAATGGCAGGAATCAGGGTGGATAGACATGCCCTCGAACACGTCCGTGATACATTCGAGCGAGAGCGCAAAGAAATACTTGATAGATTGCAAGCCACCACACGAGAGTTGATGGGTGGCACACCTATTAATCTTAACTCACCAGAGCAGATGTCGTGGGTAATCTTTAGCCGTAAGCCCAACGATAAGAAAGAATGGGTAGATATCTTTGATTATGTAGATGACAAAGGTTTTAAGGATGCAGTAAAAAAGAATAGTAAGATGATCTTTAAAACAAAAGCACGTACTTGTCCTACTTGTAATGGTGTTGGTAAAGTCCACAAAACAAGAAAGGATGGTAAACTACATAAGATACCAAACAAATGCAAAGCCTGTGAAGCTAGGGGCTTCCTACTCACAGCAACAAATGAAATGGCAGGGCTTGGGTTCTTTCCACCAAGTAAGAAGTGGGTCAGTGCCAATGGCTTTGGTGTAGGTAAGACAAACCTAGACGCACTTATAGCCACAGCTAAAAACAACAACATGGAGAAAGCAATTGGATTTTTACAAGACGTCAAGAGGCTTAGTGCTATTAGTAGTTATCTTAGTAGCTTTGTGGATGGCATTATCACCAACTGCAAAAGAAGTAGCAAACTACACATCAACCTTACCCAGCATATCACCAGTACAGGTAGATTTTCTGGACGAAATCCCAACATGCAAAACATGCCCAGAGGAGGAACCTTCCCAATAAAACGTGTGTTCATCTCAAGGTGGGAGGGTGGCAAAATAATTGAGGCCGACTTTGCCCAGTTAGAGTTCAGAACGGCTGCGTTCCTAGCACAAGATAAGACAGCTATGCAGGAGATTGATACAGGATTTGATGTACACTCCTACACTGCAAAGGTTATCAGTGATGCAGGGCAACCTACATCTAGACAGGAAGCAAAGGCACACACCTTCGCCCCTCTCTTCGGTGCTACTGGATATGGTAGATCTAAAGCAGAGGCTGCGTACTATAAACAGTTTGTTGATAAGTATAAGGGCATAGCTAGTTGGCATAGCAGACTAGGTAACGAGGCTGTCAATGAAGGTAAGATAACCAACGTCAGTGGCAGACAGTACGCATTCCCTGATGTTATACGCAGAGAGAATGGCACTGTGTCGCACTTCACTATGATTAAGAACTATCCTGTGCAAGGCTTCGCTACAGGAGATGTCGTGCCTGTTGTGTTGATAGAACTTGACCGTCTGTTACGCCCTATGAACTCATGTCTAGTCAACAGTGTTCACGATAGTATGGTAATTGACACACACCCTGACGAAATAGATGATGTGTTAGGTACAATTGATTTGATTAACACTAATCTAAATGATATGATTCAAAAAGAATACAACATAAAAGTAAACGTTCCTTTGTTATTAGAATCAAAAATAGGTGACAACTGGCTTGACACAAAAGACGTTTAATGATATAACTCTAACTCTGAAACTTTTTACATATGAAAGGTAAAAATTATGAACAACGCAGTAGCACTTAAAGTAGACAACATGAACCTGACAGACGCTATGGGTTTCTCAAGCCCAGCAGCGCAGTCACAGTCTAGTCTACGTAGGATTACAGGTACAGTCATACAAGAAGTTATTGATGGCAAGGTAGCTTCTTCACCTGTATTTAAGATTACATCTGATGATGATGTAGTGTACGCCAGAGAAGTAGAAGTCAGACTATTCGCAGAACGCCAGAAGTGGCAGCGTTGGGATAGTGAGAACAAGACCATGCAGAAGTCTGTCATGTCTAACTCACTTAACATTGACCTGAAAGATACACTTGGTACGTTCAATCTTGGTAGACCGTCAGGTTACATCAAGGACTTCCAAGCTCTACCCAAAGATCAACAGGATCAGATACGCAGTGTTAGCCGTGTTAAAGTTATGATGGGTAAAGCTAAACTAGTCGGTGCTTTCTACGAAGGTGGTGAACCTGCTACAGGTTACGATGATGAGTTTGAGTTTGTGATGGACGTTAAGAACAGAGACAGTCTCAAGTTTATTGATGGCGTAGTAGGTAAACTAATGAAGAAGAAGATCTCACCTGCAGAGCATACCATAGCTCTACTTGGTGAAACACGTAGCTTGCCTAACGGCAACCCTTACATGGTAACTAACGCCTCACTTAGTGAGTTCGTTGGCCTAGCTGATGGTGATAATCAAACACTACAAGACTTCCTAGATTATGTAGACTCTAGTAACGAGTACGTTATTGGTAAATGGGAAGAGAAAAATGTAGAAACATTATCCCCATCTGACCAGGATATAGTTACCAACATAGTTGATGTGGAGGACTTTGACCAGTGAACCACCCTGCTGAACTAGCTTTGCATCAGTATCTTAGGAGTGCTATCGAAGGTAAATCTGAGATGTCTCAGGATATCATTGATAAAATCAAGGAAGATATTGGTGCTGCTCTCGACAAACAGTTTAACGCTGTTCAAGAGAAAAAAAAGTTTAGACTTAGGATGTCCAATGTTGGGCGTCCGAAGTGTCAGCTATGGTTCGAGAAGAATGATCCCGATCATCAGGAGCCTCTGCCTACTTCATTCAAAGTCAATATGATATTTGGTGATATGGTAGAGGCTCTACTAAAAGGTTTGCTCAGAGCATCTGGCATACAGTTTGGTGATAACGAAAAGGTGTCAATGCAACTCAACGACAAAGATGAACTGTCAGGTGAGTATGACTTGCTACTGGATGGCAAGATAGATGATGTTAAGTCAGCTAGTACTTGGTCATACGAAAATAAGTTTGTTGACTTCTACACACTAGAGAAGGGTGACTCCTTTGGTTATGTACCACAGCTTGTAGGTTACGCCACAGCAGCTAACAAAAAGGTTGGTGGCTGGTGGGTTGTAAATAAAAACAACGGTAGCTTTAAGTATGTGTCAGCAGCAGAGGTAGACAAGGACAGAGTGCTACAAAAGATAAAGGATGTACACACCTACCTTGATAGCAATGCACCGTTTGAGAGATGCTTTACGGATGAGCCAGAGGTATACAGAGGTAAGGCTAGTGGTAATTATAAGCTACCCAAGTCCTGCACATTCTGTAACCACAAGATAAAGTGCTGGCCTAATCTAAAAAGTTTACCATCAAAGGTATACAGTGGCAAGAAAGAACCACCCACCGTACATTACACAAAACTAAGAGGTGAATATATATGACTACAATAACAATCAACGACAAAGACTATGCAGCAGAAGATATGTCTGATAAAGAAAAAGAGATAGTACAACTGTTGCAGCAGAACCTAGTATCTGTTAATATGCTAGAGCACTGGCTACAGTGTGTTAAGTTTGTAGGGGAGATGAAGACACGAGAACTAGAGAAGTCTCTAAACGAGGAGACAGAAATGGTTCGTGCTCGTAACGAAAAAGGACACTTTATATCAGATGACCCAGACACCCCAGAAAACGAAGCGTGGGTTGAAAAGCCCAAAGAGAAGAAGGAGTAACTCTAGAAGGTATCGCAGTGGTTTAGAAAGTGATATTGCTGAATACCTAAAAGATAAACAGAACCAAGTCAGGTATGAACGTTTAAAGATAGAGTGGGAAGACTTACGCTACAGAACGTACACGCCTGACTTTATTTTAGACAACGGTATAATAATAGAAACCAAAGGTATCTTTGATACTGAAGACAGACGCAAGCATCTAGCCATACGAGAACAGCATCCAGAGCTAGACATACGGTTTGTCTTCAGCAACAGCAAAGCAAAGTTGTACAAAGGTGCTAAGTCTAGATACTTTGAGTGGTGTGACAAACACGAGTTTAAGTGGGAACATCGTATCATACCCGAAGCGTGGCTAAAAGAAAGAGGCAAGCTTATTAAAGTTAAACTCATACCTTTTAAGGGGGAGAAGAAAGTAACATGACAAAATATGTAGTAGGAAAGGATGAAGTAGCTTTAGTTTTGAAGCCTTGTTCTTTTGATGGTAAAGGTAACTGGACAGGAGAGTTAAACACTGGTCTAGTTGTAGGCGAACTAAGCATGTTAAATCCAGAGGACACTTCATATTTAGTTCACTTAGCTACAATGATGGGTGCATTTTTAGAGCTTGCACAATACGATCAAGATCTATATAATCTAGTAGAAGAAAGAAGAAACGAACTAGTAGGTTACGAAGAAGAAGACCTACCCCTGTACGAAAAAGTAGAAGGTACAGAGGGTAAAGTTTTAAAGCTTACTAGATTTACAAAGACACAAGGAAACGCATAATGGATACAATGATAGATACACTTACTATGAACGGACAGACATTGTTTGATGACTCAGATATAATTAGTTTTGATCCAGTAGATAAACCTGCACATTATAATTTAGATAATGGGGTTGAGTGTATAGATTATATTAAACAAGTTTTAGGTAAAGAAGGTTTTGTTGCATACTGCAGAGGTAACGTTATAAAGTACAACCACAGGGCTATGTACAAAAACGCTACACCTATAGAAGATCTGAAGAAAGCACAACAGTATCTGACTTGGGCTAATGAAACATTAAAGGAAATATACAAGTGAGGGAAAAGAAAAAGTTTAGCGTTACATTTCTACTAGCAGTAGATGAACCATGTAACGTTCTGTCAACTGTAGAGGACGCACATGTGGAAGATGTACACGATCTAATACATAATACGTTTCACGACATAGATGATGTGAACATAGAAAATTTAAATATAAGGGAGAGATTATGATCAACGCTAGTGACATCGAAGCATTTGAATATTACAATGACCTGGAGTCAGGCAACGTGCTGCCTACAGACTATCAAACGTTTATACATAAATCTAGGTACTCCAAGTGGCTACCTAAAGAACTAAGACGTGAGAGTTGGGCAGAGACAGTTGACCGTTACATGAAAAACATTGTCGGTGATAGGCTAGGTAAAAAAGATTATGATGAGATAAGACAAGCTATACTTAACCTAGAAGTTATGCCATCTATGAGAGCCATGATGACTGCAGGTGCAGCAGCAGATAGAGACAATACATGTATCTACAACTGTAGCTATTTACCTGTAGATGACCCTAAGTCTTTTGATGAAGCTATGTTTATTCTACTGTGTGGTACAGGCGTTGGCTTCAGTGTTGAGAGACAGTACATAAACAAGTTAGCTGAAGTACCTGATCTGTACGATAGTGAGACTACGATTGTAGTACAAGATAGTAAAGAAGGATGGGCTAAGTCTTTCAGACAGCTACTGGCTTTACTGTGGGCTGGTGAGATACCCAAGTGGAACATGTCTAAGATTAGACCAGCAGGTGCTAGACTAGAAACGTTTGGTGGTAGAGCATCCGGCCCAGCGCCATTGGTTGATCTGTTTAACTTTACTGTACAGACATTTAAAAACGCACAAGGGCGTAAACTAAACGCACTAGAGTGTCACGATATCATGTGCTTTGTAGGCCAGATAGTAGTTTCTGGTGGCGTTAGACGCAGTGCTATGATATCATTATCAAACCTAAGTGATGATCGTATGCGTCACGCTAAGTCAGGACAATGGTGGGAAACTGCAGGGCATCGTGCTCTAGCAAACAACTCTGTATCTTACACAGAGAAGCCCGACATGGAGTCCTTCTTGCGTGAGTGGTCATCACTTGTTGAAAGTAAGTCTGGTGAAAGGGGAATATTTAACCGTGAAGCATCTAAGAAACAAGCTGCAAAGTACGACAGGCGTGATCCTGATTTTGAGTTTGGAACTAATCCATGTAGTGAGATTATACTCAGACCGTATCAGTTCTGTAATCTTACGGAAGTTGTGGTACGAGCCACAGACACGATTGAAGACTTGGAAAGAAAAGTCAGATGTGCCGCAATACTTGGGACGATCCAAAGCACGTACACTAAGTTCCCATATCTGCGAAAGGTGTGGCAGCGAAATACCGAAGAAGAACGATTGTTGGGTTTGTCACTCACAGGGATAATGGATAACCCTTTAATGACAACAAAGAACAAAGGTCTTGATAAAACATTGGAGTTTTTAAGAAATGTATCTGTATCTACTAATGCTGAATATGCTAGTCTTTTTAACATACCCTGCTCTGCTGCGATTAGCTGCAACAAACCATCGGGAACCGTATCACAATTGGTTGACAGTGCCAGTGGCATACATTCTCGTCATAGTGCATATTATATCCGTACTGTTCGCGCTGACGTAAACGATCCACTGACACAGTTTATGAAAGATCAAGGCATACCTAATGAGCCGTGCGTTATGAAACCTGACACCACTGTAGTGTTTAGTTTTCCTATAAAATCTCCTAACAAAGCAGTTACTCGTAATGACCTAACAGCTATTGAACAACTAGAGACATGGCTAGAGTATCAAAGACATTGGTGCGAGCATAAACCTAGCGTCACCTGCACTGTTCGTGATGATGAATGGCTAGACGTAGGTGCATTTGTTTACAAGCACTTTGACGAAATGAGTGGTATATCCTTCCTGCCCCACTCAGATCACACATACCAACAAGCACCCTATCAGGAGTGTAGCAAAGAAGAGTACAACGAACTCTTCAAGGCTATGCCTCGTAACATAGAGTGGTCAGCTTTGTGTGATTATGAAAAGGAAGATAACACAGTAGCTATGCAAACACTTGCCTGTAGTGGCGATACGTGTGAGCTAGTTGACTTAACATAAAGGAAAGTAAAATGCATTCACTAGGAATATTAATAGCGTTAATCGTTGGGCTAGAGTTGTACGAAAAATACAATGAGCCAACAACTAATACAGACTCTACTGAAGTAGTTGAGAGCACAGAGTAGTGTATGTACTAGTGATTATAATGTCTATTGCTCCAGGATTTATTAGAGTCCAAGCAATTGATCATTTATATCCTACTATGGAGATGTGTAGAAATGGTGCAGCTTACATAACCAGTGAGCTTATGAATAATAAGCCCTCTTCTGAATCCACCGTATCTGCTTATTGTACTGAAATACCAAAAAAAGTATAATGAATCTAGAGCGTGAAGCAAAGGTACACATGGAAAGAAAGTTAAAGCTTTTCTTTGAGGAGCTAGAGGTAAAGCTACGGCCTGTAAGAAAACACATAGAAGAAAATCTGCGTGAAGATATATACAAAGTCAGAGCTTTACAAGACATAGATGATATACTTATGATAGCCAAGTACGCTTCAGAAAAGTATGGTCTAAAATAA